CAACCTCTTAGCCTACCTGGACTTTGGAACCACGATTGGCGAAATCTTCCGAGTGACCGAACAAGATCCGTATGGCTTGGGTAATGCAAGTGACATCGCATTCCGCAACGTCTACGTCACCGGAGCGAGTGAATACGGAGAAGCAATCTTACCCCAACGCTCATCCACCTCGCCTGTTTGGGTTTATTACAGAAGTCCTTATCCAAACTACGCAAGCAACGCTACTGACTTCCCGTACCTCTTTGCAGAGTATGTGGTCCTCGGAGCATACGGGGATTGGCTTTCCTCAGATGGCCAACAGGACAAGGCGCAAGCAATTTACCAACAAGCGGAATCCGTCTTGCAAGTAGAGTTGGACAAACTCGAAAGACAAGAAGGACAAAGCCAACCACTTTTAATCGAAACATACGGCACAACCATTGCCACAACTGCATAACATTATGGCATCTACATCAGAATATCGCGGCCTCGGTCTTAACGGGGGTGAGTACATTAACGACACTGCTGTTCACAATAACACAAACGGATGGTTTGCGATCCAAGCGACAGAGGACACCGTGTTGGCCGCTCAATCGAGCAACATCACGAACCTCGATGACATCTGCACTGGGCAAGACGAAACCACCCTCTCAGCCGGAACGGTACTTTATGGAAATTTCCAAAGCATCGATCTGACGAGTGGTGCTGTAATTGCCTACAATATTTAATGACCCATTCAACCATATCCCTTGGCGTTGGCTTGGGAGGTGGTAAATCGGCCACCTCGTCGGGCAGGTTGCCTAGTGGCGGTGGCGGGTTCAACATAGACGTCCGTGACACTCACTCAAACATACTAGCACGTACAGGCGACCCCGTAGGGGCGATAGCATTCGGCACGGACACGTACGATTTGTATGTTTATGACGGTGCTTTGTGGGTTTGGTACGATTACGATTCAAGTACGGGTTACTCAAATACCATGTCGGCATCCTTTGACGGTACGAACGATTACCTTACCGCCACTTTAAGCAGTCAGGTCTTTGACGGTGATTATAGCATATCCTTTTGGTTCAATGCGGATGACACTCCTACTTATACGAGTCTCCTTCAACTAGGCACGGACTCAGGATACAATGACGGGTGGAGGCTTTACCGTTACTCTTCGGGCTTGAGTATCGGACTGTGGAAAGGTCAAGGAGGATACTCCGCCATCATTCCCGCCGATGGTTCAACCCCTGCTAGTCAATGGCACCACGTCGCAATTACCCGAAGCGGGTCAGATTTGGTCATGTACTTGAACGGAAGCGCGATTGAAACGGGTACTGATTCAACGGCATACACTTCCACGGCTTTCAACATAGGCTTTACGACCTATCCATTCGACGGGTTCATGGACGAAGTCGCTCTTTGGGACAGCGCGCTTACAGCTTCGGAGATCTCCGCAATTTACAACAGCGGTACGCCTACCGACCTTGTATCTCTCGAACCTGTGCATTGGTGGCGCATGGGAGACGGAACGGGAGATACGGACTCGGGAGGAGGCGCGCCTGCAAATGCGGACACCATAGGAACTGTAGTCGATCAAGGATCGGGCGGGAGCAACGCCACAAATCCGAACGGTGCGCTTTATTCATCAACAACACCTTAACATATCATGAACAGAAAATACGTAATCATTAATCAATCCGACGTCTCATCCGTAAACTTCGACCAAGTGCTTGAAACGTCACCTTCAACGCTAAGATACAACGTAGCTGGAGATAAGACCTTCGTTAAGTTTGAAGGCGAAACGCCTAGCTTCTTGGACGGAAAAACCCAGTACGATCATTCTGAAATTTTAACAATCCTTGCAGGTTCCGACTGGACTGCTCCCATGCCCGAATAGCCATGCCATCAACACTCGAAACTTGCACTTCTTCAAGCCGCCCTGCTTCCCCGTCGGCTGGCGACACGTTATTTGAAACGGACACCAACAACATCATTACGTACAGCGGAGCGGGTTGGTATGTCTACGACGCTGACGGCGGCGAAACGATAACGAACGCTAAGTCCCTGCATTTCGATGGTTCTGATGACGGACTGACAGTTGCTGGGTCGAGCGCATTGGACCTGGATAATAACTTTACGATCAGCGGGTGGTTCAAGACCGACTCGAACATTTCGTGGAGCGGTCTTATTTGGTGGGGTGAAAATCTTCCAGCAAAATCTAGAGGTTTCGGGTTGGATGCAGGAAACCACCTGATCTTTAACGGCTACGCCGAATTTCACACTTCGGGGCAAACGACTATTTCGCCAGGAACTTGGTATCACGGAGCGGCTACTGTGGAAGAAAACACCAATTTGAATCAACAGGTCGCTACGGTTTATGTGAACGGAGCTACGGATTCCATAGCTTTTGAAAACACAGGACTAGCCGACTTTACTTATTCAAACACCGTAATCGGACAATCTAACTACGGAGGAATCGAGCATTTTGACGGAATGATTGATGAAGTCGCGGTTTGGAACAAGGTTTTAAGCCCAGCTGAGATTACAGCTATCTACAATTCTGGGGTCGCTAACTTTAACTTGTTGGGCAACACGGGTAACTATCATTCAAAGAGTTCGCTGGTTGGTTGGTGGAGAATGGGAGACGGGACTGAGAACGGTTCGGGTACGACCATTTACGATATGTCAACCAACTCAAATAACATGACAATGGTAACCGATCCAGGGAACGATCCTCCGTCATACGTAACAGACGTACCTTCCTAAATGAAACGATGTCACGTAATCCTTGCAGTCGATGCCATTTTGCTCCTTGTCATTGTGATCCTCACAGGATGCTCAATGAAGCAATGGTATCCAACTGTGGGAGCCGTAGTGGGAGGGGGAGCGGGAGCGCTTGGTGGTCCTGGCATAGCGGCAGTAGGAGCGGGGAGCGGGGCGCTAGTTGGGGAAGTTTTGCAGGGCAACAAAGAGGTGGCCGAAGCGAAGGAAACCATAGACGCACTGACTCATGGGGATGTTTCGGCCCTCGTCCAACAGGGCATGGCCAAACACGCGAGTGGTTTCGACGAATTTACGAGTTATATAAAAAAAATATTAATAGTCGCGGCCTGCATTCTTGGGGCATATCTCTGCATACCGATTTTCGTAGCACGCAAGACCGCAGAGACTTGCTCTAAAACTGCCCAGAAAGACACATGACAAGACCTCCCTTCCCGACAAATGAAAAATCTTAATAATCTAATCGAGCTTTACCGCGCGATGACCACCCAAGGCAAAGTGATCACCTGGTTCGCAGCTATTCTTATCTCAATCTTAATCCTAGACTGGTTGTTCTAATGATTGATCGCGACTCACTCTTTGGTATCGGTGGCACAATTGCCACGTTCTCCGGTTCACTCCACGAATGGACAGGAGTGGTAGCAGGATCTTTGACCATTGTTTTCATGTCGGTTAAAATCATCCAAGCGCTACGCGACAGGAAGTGAAATGGGAAGGTATCGTTCATACGGCAATCTTGATGACCAGGTTCAATCAGAAGGTGATCGTGGATTTCGGGGGATAGATTCCTACAAAGAGAAGACAAGTCTCGAAGGTGGCTTTGTTGAGAAGTCCGAGAACATGCGATTGATTGGTGACCTTGCGGAAACACGCAAGGGTATTGACTTCTTGGCAGGTAGCGTGACCTTGACCTACAGTGCCGGAACAGAACAAGTCTTTGCTTCAACCTTATTCAGCGATCCTGCAACGGGTGTAGAATTCGTAGTAGTTGCAACCCGTACTAAGGCAATCATTTGGAATGACGCGAACAACTCAGGCATCGCGATTGACTACCCCGGTGGAGAAGTAGTGGCAGCAGGAGACGGTGCATCTTTTGTACAGTCGATGGAGAAGTTGATTTTGTTTCGTGGTAAGAACAAGACCCCGCTCGAATGGGATGGTGATTATTCAAGCCCGACTGACTTCGTAGTCAAAGCAAACGGTTCACCTGGTGCGGGTAGGATTCAATGCCCGAATACAGACTTTGGCGTATTCTTTAGGAACCGTCTGATTATCCCGCAACCAACGGACAGCAACTATACCGTGCTAATGTCCGACCTCTTGGACACAGACAACTACTACCCCGCTGAATCGCAATTCAGAATCAACAAAGGAAGTGCGGATAAACTCGTAGGCTTTTACCCCTACCAAGAAGACCAATTGATCGTGTTCATGCGTAATAGCATCCACATGATTAATAATATCGCGACCACCTCTGCCGCGAATACTTACGAGATCACCCGTCAGCATGGTTGCGTAGCTCGGAAGTCTATCGCACAGAGTGGACCGCAAACATTCTTCTTGTCTGATAACGGAGTTATCGTCCTGAGTCCTGGCACTGTCTCCGCAAAAGGCTTGGGGGTAGCTATCAGTAAAGTATCGGGAGAAACAATTCCGATGACTCAGCAGATCCAAGATCAGTTCAGTGACGTAAACTTTGCCCACGCTGACAAGTCATGCGGAATCGTGTATGACAATAAATACTTTTTGGCCTGCCCCACGCTTAATTCTTCCGTTCCAAATGCCGTATTTGTGTACGACCTGTTGAGTTCATCTTGGATAAGCGTAGACAGTTACCCCGCAATGTCGGGTAGCCTGGCGTTCCATGTAGACGATTGGGTGGTATGTATGCACGACAATGGGGTTGACCCACCTAGACGCAGACTCTTCGCGTGCAACGACACGGGATGGTATCTCATGGAGGAGAACACGATTGACGATAGTGGACGAAAGATCGGGTCCACCTCGGAATCAGCACAGACCGCGATAGCCGGGAAACTCGTCACCCGTGCTTACACGCTTGGCAATCAGAACGTCAAACGATGGAGACGGGGCCAACTTGGAGTGAACACGGTGAACAATGATGCGTTTAACATCAAAGTCAATACGCTCGATCCTGACAAGTCCGAGACTGTTCTAAGCCACACGGCAGACTCAGAAGAAGAAGCACTCTTACGCTTCGGTACGGGACGCACACGGGGATATGGTGCGCAAGTCGAGATCAATGTCACAGCAGGAACCCCGTCCTTTCGTCACGTCTCCTTGGACGCGATTGCAGATGGACTGAACATCAGAACGGAGGTTGCATAGTGGCCATCTCTGCATCAGTAACGCGCGGGTTTACGTACGCTACGGGGGTGGACATAACTGCCGCCAATCTCAACGAACTCGGAGTGCCTACCGTGACCATTGACGAATCAAACGTGAGCATCACGGGAGGCACCATAAGCGGGTTGTCTTCACCTATTGCAATTGCAGATGGTGGGACAGGAAGTGCAAACGCAACTGCCGCCAGGTCAGCACTAGGAGTTGGCACACTGGGAACCCAAGCGAGTGGTGCCATTGCCGTTACGGGTGGTACAATAAGTGGTACAATAATGACGCTCAAATCCTATGCAGTAAGTGGCGTGCCATCCGCATCACCCGCAGGGCAAATGATCTACGTTACGGATGGAAACGCAGGGGCCGCAACGGTTGCAGTCTCAGACGGATCGGCATGGAAAGTAGTAGCGTTGGGAGCAACGATAAGCACATGAATATCCTTGAGCAAACCAAGCAGTTCTACGACGAACTCGGCCTTGATATGTTCAAGGACATTACAATGTACTTGGGCTACGGATACGTATTTAAAACTCCCGACTCACTGCTGCTTGGCAAAGCGGTTAGAACGGATGACAAGACCCATCCGAGTTCTCAATGGGGGGTTAAAAACCCCAATGCATGGTATGTCCACATGGCAATAGGCAAAGTGGGGATTGCAGAATTCATCGAACGGATTCCATACGAGTTACCCTTCGTCGGATGGATGAGACATTTCAAAAACAAACCAGTAAAATTTTACGACTTTAATAGAATCAGTAGGAGGAAATAACAATGGGAAGTGGACCTGACATTAATTATCCGGCTCAACCGTCTTATGGCGAATCAATGGCCGAAGCTCTAAAAGCCCAAGCTGAATTCCTTAAAGGAACGGGAGACTTTGCTGGTGTCGGAAGCCTTGAAAGCTTATTGCCCTTGGAGGAGAGCATCCGAAAGAAAACCGCACAGACGGATACGGATATTCTTAGGCAGACATTGTTGGGAACCGAAACAGAAACCAAGGTTGTGCGTGATCCAAAGACGGGTAAGTTTGGCATTCCAACGGGGCAAGTGGTCACTAGTAGTACGGGAGTAAATCCTGGACGTTATCAAATGGTGAACATGGGGAGTACCGACATAGGAGGGAAAGGAATGCAACCCTCGCTAGAAATACTTGATACGCAAACGGGTGGCATAGTTGATCACAAGCAGATGTTGATTAACGATGGCTTAATCAAACCTTTCTCAGAAGCATATCCTACTTACGAAGAATTTAGACAATTAAGCAACTTGACTCCCGAAGGACAAGAATACGCAAAGCAAAAAGGGGAAACTGCTCTTAGACAAGAGTACGAGGCAGCCAAAAGCGACAATGGAATGGTGCAAACGTTGGAAGCGGCAAAATCCCCGGATGCCGCTGTAATTAGTTTAATCGCACAAGATCAATATGACCCCAAGGACGGGCAGAAATTCGGAGGGTTATCTAAAGGTTTCATGTCCCGTCAGTTCCAAAAGCTAAACAACGCAACTCCCACGGAAGTCGAGCAAACATTTAACTTTAATGATCCAAACACAGGCAAACCCATAGAGGACGGAAGAACTATCACTGTACGCGAAGGTGATGGAATGGTAGACTTGCTTGGAGATACTCGACTTGTACAAGAGTTTGATACGAAGACTGCAACCGCAGAAGACGTTGCACAAGGACTTGCAGAAGAAGTAGGTGATCAGTTTGTCGCACCATCTGATGATACAAGAAGAGCCGGATTCGATGACAAAGGAAACTTCCAGGGCTTATCCGTCCTAGCCGAAGACATCCAACGTGGTAACCTGTCCCGTCAACGCGAAGCCGACTTGCAGGATGTCTCCCGCTTATCCGGTCTATACCAAGGAATCATGGAGGACTACAAGCCTGGTACGCAGAGTGCCATGCAGGGTGCAAAGGATCTAATCGAGGAGCAAAAGGACAACCTACTCAAAGACGTCGGAATATCCGACCCCGCACAAGTCCAGTCCCAAGGAGTCCAAGCAGATCCGCTTAGACAAAACCTAATGACCCAAGCAAATG